CGCTCGCGGCGTAATCCACGTCAGCCACCGACCAACGAGGAGACCCACTCATGTCCAGCCCCAATGCCGGCGGATTCGTCGAGCTGACCATCGACGGCGTCCGGTACTCGATCTCCGGTGAGCTCGAAATCGAGGAGACCAACTTCGAGGCCGAGGCCCAGGTCAACCAGGACGGCACCGTGAGCCGGACGCAGAAGCCGAAGCCCTACAAGTTCTCGCTGTCCATCCGCGACCGGCAAGGCCCGTCCATCCAACGGCTGCTGTACCGCGACGATACCCGCATCGACGTCTCGGCGATCGAAAAGCAGATGAAGCGCGGCGTGCTGCTGACCGGCGCCTTCGCGACCGGCACGCCGAAGCGCAACACCGCAAACGGCGAGATCTCGGGGATTGAGATCGTCTCCGATCAGATGCGGTTCATCAGCTAGCGCGCTCCGGCTTCAGGGAGCCCACGCGTTCGGCAACTCGACCATCATCAAGGGGGTAATTCATGGCACGTTTTAGTGATTTCGCGCCGCTGCAACCGGTTTCCAACGGTGGCGCTCCGCAGGCGACCGCGCCGACGTTCGCGGCCGAAATTCCGCTCAGCAAACCGATCGCGACCCACAGCGGCGAGCTGAGGACCCTGCAACTCAGAATGCCCACGTATGGAGACCTGATGGATATCGGTGAGATCGATCGCGTCTACGTGCTCGACCTCGACCCGGTGACGAACAAGCCCACGAAAATGGAAACCACCATTGACCGCAGCGCGGTCATGCGGTGGGCCGAGCGCCTGACGGACCTGGGCCAGATCGTGCTCAGTCAGCTGGCGATGAAGGATGGCATAGCGCTCGAGGCGGCGCTGCGGCGCATCATCGGCGCGGCGCAGCGGGGAAACTAGCCGACCGGGTCGACGAACTCGTGTTCATCGCGGGGTTCGACCCGGACTACGTCGAGCAGGCGCCTCTGCATCGGCTCTATTTCTGGCACGAGCGGTTTTTCCGCTTCACCGAGAACCGTGAAGCCTCGCGCGCCGAGCTTATCGCCCAAGCCGTCAAGCAATTGCCCAGGTAGCCATGGATCTACGCGCCAACGCGATCATTACCGCTGTGGACCGCTTCTCGGGCCCTGTCGGCCGCATGGCGGGGGCGCTCAACGCGCTTACCACCGTGTCGAACCGTGCTGGTGCGATCGCGCAGAGCGCGCGCCGGGTCGGCCAGGCTATGACCGGCCCGATGGCCATCGGGCTTGGTGCGGTTATCGCCAGCACGCAGGAGTTCGAGAAAAAGGCGCTCGGCCTGCGCATCGCCACCATTGCCGATGCGATGGACCGCTTCGGCAACATCGACCATTCGCGGATCGCGCGGGATGCCGAGGCGCTCAAACAGTCGTCGCTGGCCACCTCGGAAATGCTCGGTGTGTCTCCGACCGGCTTGATCGAAGCGGCGGAGGCCGCTGCAAAGATGGGTATCGCCCTGAAGCAGGCTGACGCGATTATGCGAACGTCCGCCATTCTCAACATGATCGACCCCGAGGTCGGTTACGGCACCTCTTCCGAGCTGCTCGGAACGCTGGGCCTGCAATTTCGAGCCCCGCAAGGTGCCGAAGACTACGCCAAATGGATCACGGCCACGGGCGATAAAGTGGCGATGACGGCCAGTGCGACGCGCACGTCCGTCGGCCGCATTCAGGACGGCCTGCGTCAGTTCAGCGGTGTGTTCGCGACGTTCGGTGCCAGCGTCGATCAAACGCTCGCCGTGCTCGGCGGTATGGTGCAGGGCGGTCTCCTCGACGAGGAGTCCGGCACGGCGCTCAAGAGCGCGGCGCTGCGCTTCATCAAGCCGACGTTCGAGGGCTTGAGCTCCATGACGGCCATCGGCATCGACCGGCGCAAATACATGGACCTGACGGGCGCGGACCCCTATCGCGCGACCAACCAACTCATGCGCATGTTCACCGGCTACCTCGGCAAGGACGAGAAGTCGTATCTGCTGGGCGAATTGCAGAAGGCGCAGAAGGAAGGCAAGGGTGCAGATCCGGAGTTCATCGACCGCATCGCGGCCTACATCAACAAAAAGACCGGCAGCAAGGAGACGCTCGAGGATACCTATCTCAAAGTGTTGAACACGATCACGTCGTCTGGCGGCAGGGTCGACATCTACAAGTATCTCGACGACATCGCGCAGAAGGTGAAGGATGGCGAGATCTCGGACTCGCAGTTGGCCACGATCTTCGAGGGCCGCCACATCGCGCGTATGAAAACCTTGTTCAACATGTGGGATGGGCAGGTCGTGCCGCTGCTGGACATTCTGATCCGGACCCAGGGCCAGGGGCTTGATGCAGCTCTCCAAGAATACCAGGGCTCGGCGTTCGGCCGTTGGGAAATGGCGCTGGCGTCTCTTTCGCGTGCAGCGATCCGGCTGCGCGAGTCAGAAGGCATCACGTCGCTCGTGAACAGCCTAGGCAACCTCGCGAGTGCGATCGCGTCCATGCCCAAAGGCGCGATCGAGGCCATCGGTTACACTGCCGCGGCTCTGGGCGGCCTGGCCGTCGGCGGCCTGGCCTTGAGCGGCATCTCGACGGCGGTAGCGGCCATTGCCGGCGCGCTCGGCCTTCTGGCGGCTATCCCCGCTGCCCCGGTGCTGGCGATCGCTACGGCGATCGGCGCACTCGCAGCGGCCTTCGTCGGATGGGATGCAATCGCGTCGACTTTGCAGAACGCGAGCAAGGTGCTCGGCGAAACGTTCGATACCATCTCCAGCGCGATCTCGGGCTTCATGTCCAAAGTGCAGAGCCTGGTGCCGGACTGGCTGAACCCTTTCAAGGAAATTCCTCCCGAGAAGCGCTACGACCCGTCGCGGTACAGCCAGGGCGTGAACCGGGACGGAAGCCCCAAGGGCATGATCCGCGACATCGATCCCATGGCGGGGCCCACGACGGTCGACGTCACGGGCAAGGTGGATGCCAACGTGCAGGGCACGGTGTCCGGCAAGGTGGACGTGAACGTAGACGTGAAGGTCGAGGGCGGAGCGGTCACCGACAAGCGCGTCTCGGGCGGCGAGCTGACGGGGTCGCTCAACAAGGGCAAGACGATGCCCGACACGGCAGGGCCGTAACCGATGGTCAACTGGCTGAAGACCTGGAGGCGCGCGAGCTTCCGGGGCGCGAAGTTCTGGGTCGACAAGGACCAGGTCGGAACCGGCCGGCGCCTCGTCGTGCACGAATTTCCGCACCGCGACACACCCTATGTCGAGGACATGGGCCGGGCTGCGAACAAGATCTCCGTGACCGCCTACGTGGCCTCCGACAGTGCGCTCTCGGAAGCGCAGGCACTGTTCAAGGCCTGCGAGGCCCGCGGCGCGGCAACGCTGCAGTTGCCCGAGGAACGGCTCAAGGCCCAATGCGAGACGTGCGAGCGGGCCTGGGACAAGGACAAGCAGGGATATCTCGCGTTCTCGCTCTCGTTCTGGCGGGAGGGGACGGGCCCCGGTCCGTTTCCCGCGCCCTATCTGCAGCGGCTCACCTTCTCCGCCGCGGCGGCGCTCCCTGCCGTCGTCGGCGCGTTTCTCGCCTCGGCGGTTTCCACCGTCGGCCGGCCTGGTTTCGTGCGTGATGCGGCCGCTGATGCCGTGCGCGGGCTCGCGGTCGAGATCGACGCGGTGCGCGCAGCGTTGCCCGTCGACCCGGCGACGGCGCCGGACGTGATGCGCGCCATCCAGGATCTCTACGATGAAGCGGTCCCGCTCTCGACAATCGGCAGCGAGGGAGACGGGTTCGCACCCGATTCCTACATCGGCAAGCAGCAGGGCTCCGAGACCGTGCCCGAGATCGCGGCGCGCATGGGCGCCATCCTCGCGGATCTGCGCGCGGGCACTCCGCCCGCCGACGCCGCAGTCGGCTTTGTGCCGCTCACCGAGGCTGATGAAGCAGAGACTACGCTGCCGCGCACGCCGAGCCGGCGCGTCCAGGCCGCGAACGCCGCCGCGCTCACACTCTCCCTGCGCGTGATGGCGCTGGCGCAATGGGCCGTGGCCGTCACCGAGATCGACTATCGCGACCGCCGTGCGGCGATCCAGGCGCGCGCGGACCTGGCCGATCGTTTCGACGCCGCGCTCGATGGTCTCGCGGGCCCTAGTGCCTATCCGCTGTTTGTCGCGCTCACAGAGGTCCGCGACACGGCCATCACCTATCTGACGCGTCTGCTCACGGACCTCGCGCCGGTCCACGTGTTGGAAACCGCGACCGCGATGCCGTCGCTGTGGTGGGCCTATCGGCTCTACGCAGACGCGGACCGCGCCGGAGATCTCATTGCGCGCAATCGTGTGATCCACGCCTCGTTCATGCCGCTCGCGATCGAGGCGCTTGCCGTCTGATGAGCACGGAAAAGGTGTCGCTCCTTGTCGGTGGCTTCGAGTTCACCGCCTGGGAGGAATGCGAAATCACCGCCGCCATCGACGAGCCGGTTCGTTGCTTTGCCTTCGAGACGACGGAGCGGCCTGGGCAGTACAACTTCCCGCCTGGAACGCCTGCAACCGTGCTTGCGACTGGCTCTCTGCTCGTCACGGGCTACATCAACCAGTACCGATCGAGCGGATCTGCGAAGACGCACCGTGTCTCGATCCGCGGACGCGGAAAGGGACAGGATTTCGTCGACTGCGCGGCAACCCACAAGACCGGCTACACCAAGAACAAGACGCCGGGGCAGTTCGGCCAGGAGCTCGACCACTTCGGGGTCGGCATCAACGAAAAGGTGCCGGGTAAACCCATCCCGGTGCAGCGCATCGAGCAGGGTGAGACCTGCTTCCGCTGTGTGGAGCGCCATCTGCGCCACCAGGGCACCACCATGATGGGCGAGGCCGACGGGTCGATTTCCATCACCAACGCCAGCGTGGCGACGCGGGCGGGCGGGGCGCTCGTCGAGGGCGTCAACATCAAGGAGTGGACGGTTGAGTTCGACGATCAGAACCGCCATTCCGAGTACACCGTCAAGGGCCAGAACCGGGAAGGATCGGGCGAGGAGAACCTGCGCATCAAGGAGCAGGCGCGCGACAGTGGCGTCAGGCGCTACCGCCCGAAGCTGATCGTGCATGAAACCGACACCGACAAACAGCGGGCGCGCGAGCGGGCACACCACGAGAAAGAGCGCTGCGCGGGCAAGGGGACGGGCGCGACCATCACGGTGCAGGGCTGGCGCGACGGGGCTGGCGCGCTCTGGACCCCGAATACGCTGGTGTTCGTGGCGAGCCCGATCCTGATGCACCTGGTGCAGGACATGCTGATCGAGAGCGTCGGCTTCACGCAGTCGTCCAAGGGCGGCACCGAAACCAAGCTGAAGCTGGTCGATCCGCGTGCGTATCGAGGCCAGGGCCAGAACGGCAAGGGCAGCGATCCGGCCTGGAATGCGGGATACAGCGGCGGCGCCGGGTCGGCCCGCGGTGGTGAGACGCCGAACCTGTGAGGAGATGCGATGGCCTACACGGCTGATAACGACAGCGTGCGCAACGGCATGCGCCGCGTCGAGGTTATCGAGGTGGACGACAGCGGACCCATCATGAAAGTGACGGTCATGGGTCTCGCCGACGAGTTCTTCGAACTCTCGCTGCGCGGGCAGCCGCACGGGCTCACGACGGTGCCGGTGAAAGGCGCGATCGGCTACGGTTTCAGCCCCAACGGGCGCCCTGACCAGTTCTTCCTGATGGGCCTCGAGTCCGAGGAAAACCGCAAGCAGTTCAACAACCGGGCTCCTGGCGAGTCGACGATGTACGCCAATAAGGGCCAGGAAATCTTCATGAAGGACAACGGCGACGTGGACATCAAAAGTCCGAACGGCGTCGTGCACATCAACCCGCCGTGACGCCATGCCCTTGATTTGCCGGCTGGGCGATACCAGCACGCACGGCGGCGCGATCATCACCTCCGCCAGCAAGAGCCTCGCCGAGGGTGCGCTAATGGCGCGCGAGGGCGACATTCTCGATTGCCCGATCCATGGCCCGAATCCGATCGTCGAGCACTCCGCAAAGATGCTGGTCGAGGGGAAATGGGTCGCGCGGCACGGCGACCACACGGCGTGCGGGGCGGCGTTGATCTCGGGCGCCGCAAAAACATTCGACGAATGAGGACGCATGCTCGTCAGAAAGCGATCCACAGAGGGGTGCGAGCGGCAGCCGCAGCTCCTGTGGGACTCGGTGTGGGTGCAGCGGCTCGACGCCACGGGCGGCTATGCCGACTGGATCCTCGCGGGCGCTGGGGATCAGCCCGAAAGCCTCGGCGGCCTGCGGGCGGAATCGGCGCTGCACACCGCAACGCTGCTGATCCTGATGACCGACGCGCGGGCCCCCGACGAGCTCCAACTGGCGGGCGCTGACGACGACCGGCGCGGGTGGTGGGGCGACAGCATCAGGCTCGACGGGGAACCCGAGCAGCCGCTCGGCTCGCTTATCTGGACTGAAATCGAACGTGGCGTTGCCGACGAGGCGACGTCAGTGCGTGTGCGCGACCACGCCATCGATGCCCTCGCGGTTCTGATCGAACAGGGCGCGGTTGCCCGCACAGAGGTCGAGACCGTGCTTCGCCCCGAGCAGGGCTTTCTAGGCCTCATCGTCCGGCATTTCGATTACGGCGACGCGCGCATCTACGACCAGCGCTTCGCCGTCGTGTGGGCTGAGACGCGGCGCAACGCGCCGATGAACTTCGGCGACCAGGGGGTTTTCGCGCATGCCGTTTGACACGCCGACGCTGAAGGAGCTTGCCGAGCGGACGGCGCGCGCGTTTCGCTCGAACCTCAAGGGGTCGGACGCATTCCTCTGGCCGAACAACGTGGCGGTCTCGGCGAAGGTGATGGCGGGCGCCGTCTGGGAAGCGTTTAGCTTCCTCGCGCATATTCAGCGGCAGATCCTCGTGCACACCGCCACAGATCCCTATTGGATCGAGCGCCATGCGGCGGAGTACGGTCTCGCGCGGTTGCCGGCGACGTTCGCATCGGGCCGGGTCACCATCAGCGGAGACCCGAACGTGGCCGTACCGGCCGGCATCGTGCTGCAGCGTGCGGATGGGCTGCAGTACGAGGTCACCATCGGCGGCATCACCAGCGGTTTCGGCACGGTGGACGTTCCGGTGCGCGCGCTCACGGCCGGAAAGGCTGGCAACGCTGCGTCTGGCGTCGGGCTCGCAATGACGGTGCCGCTGTCACGGCTCAGCACGGCGGCAGAGGTTGCGAGTGGCGGCATCGGGGCCGGAGCGGACACGGAGAGCACCGAGAGCCTGCGGCAGCGCACATGGTTCCGGAAGAAGATGCCGCCCCACGGCGGCGCCGCGCATGACTATGTGGCCTGGGCCCGCGAGGTGGGCGGCGTGACACGCGTGTTCGTGGACCCTGTCTCGGCCACGAACGGCCGCGAGAGCGTCGGCGTGTGGTTCTTGATGGACGGCACCTACCCGAACGGGATACCGCAGGCGTCCGACGTGACGGCCGTCGCAGACTACATCGACACCGTGCGTCCAGCCGGCGCGCTGGTCGAGGTCGCGGCTCCCGTCGCGAAGCCGGTCAACATCACCATCAGCGGGCTCCATCCGGACAGCGCGGCCGTGCGTGAAGCCGTGCGCGCCGAACTCGCCGATCTCGTCGAGCGCGAAGGGCGCGTCTCCACGCTCACGGCGCCCTACACGCTCTATCGCTCGAAGATCATCGAGGCCATCTCGATCGCGACCGGCGAGGACCATCACACGCTGACCGCCCCGGCGTCCGACGTTCTGTTCAGCATGGGCGGTGTGCCCGTCCTTGGCACGGTGACGTTCTCATGACCTGCGATATTGCCGAGCGGCAGGCGTTTTTCTGCCCGACCAAGTGGCAGCTCTGGCGCCAGATCATCTCGCTCTTGCCGCGCGGGCGCGCGTGGCAGACTCACGAAACCGGCACGGAGCGGATCGTTGCCAGCGAGTCGAGCCAGTTCGGGGGCTACGAACTGGGCTCCACCGGCCTCGGCACGGAGCCCGTGGTCGAACGTCTGACGGTGATGCAGCAGTATTGGGCCGCTTACGCGGAGGTGCTCGAATACCTGCACCGGAGAGCGTGTGCGCTGATCGAGGAGTACTTCTGCTCCACCGCGCGCGAGCTTCTGCCGGAGTGGCACGTCGAGTATGGTCACCCGGATCCCTGCGAGCCGTGGCGGACGCTGTGCGACAAGGTCCGCGCGACGGGTGGGGCAACTTGTGCCTATCTCGTCGGCCTCGCGGCATCGGCGGGGTGGTCTATCGAATGCAGCGATTGCAGCGGCCTTGATGGCGGCTCACGAGCCGGGCGGATGGTGGCAGGCGCCGACTGCAACAGCCCGTGCGCCTGCCCCGCCAACATGATTTTCATCCGGGTGTTTCTCGACCAGAGCCCGTCCTACAGCGGCCGCTACTTCGCCCCGCAGGCCGGGCTCATGCGCGCGGGGTGCGATACCGCCTGCGGGCCGAACATCGACGGGCTCCTCTGTCTGCTCGAGCGCTTCAAGCCCGCTCACGTCAAAGCAATCTACGAACCGATTGGAGGCTAGGGGATGCCCGGTCAAAACGATCTTGGCCCGTTTGGGGCCGGTGTGAATGCCACGACCGAGGAGCCGGCCGACTATGGCGATAGCGGCTCCGGGGACTACACCTGGTTCCAGGACTGCTCTTCGCCCACCGCCGACGATGGCACGCGCTTTACGGCGCGCTGGGCGAACCGGCTGCTGAAATACATCCGCCGCGCTGCGGACGGGATGGATGTCCCGCGCAACGAAGGCGACATGGATCGCCT